GAACTTCTAGCTATTTTATCAGTTACTTCTTTTCTATATGCTGGGTCTTTTTCGTATCTTGGGTCATTCATAGCTTGTGTTACTTGAGCTATAGACTGAAACGCATCTACAGAAATAACATCGCTATCTCCTTGAAATAAGTCTTGTTGTTTTGGAGATGATTGTTTCATTCCAGCAGTTGCCATTAATCCTCTAACAGCAAATTTCATTGCTTGTAGTGAACCATTAGAAACTACATCATTAAAACTTTCAACTTCTTCATTTGATAAATTTTTAGAAGCCCAATCTATAAGTTGGTTATATTGTTCTTGAGAACCTACTTCGTTGTAAATTTGTTTTTGGTAGTTGTCAGAAATTGCTTTTTGACCTTCAATGTAACCATCTACTAAATTTTTATCTAAACCTAATTTAGCAAGTTCAGCATAAGAGTTTTCAGATAAAACACCTGTATCAGCATACTCTTGATTATATTTATCTAAAGTAAATCCTTCAGTTTTAACTTCTTCAGATTTGTTTTTAGGTGTTTCTTGTTTTGCACCTTTATTATTAGATGAGAATTTTTTTTCTAATTCAGAATATGCTTTAGCTAATTCTTCAGCAGATTTGAATTTTTCAGGAAGCCATTCAGGTTTTTGTTCTGTGCTTTCTGTTATTGATTTTGGTTGTGATATAACTGTTTGTGTTCCTGAATTTGCAGAGATAACTTCTGCTCCTACATTTACACCTGCAATACCTAAATCTTTAGCAGATTGTTCTAAAGTTACTTCTTTATTGTCAGCTACTACTTCTACTCTTTGAGTGTTCATATTGTTTCCTATTGTTGATTAGTTACTTGTTTAACTGCATCAATCATACCTTGCGGATTTTCGGCATTAGCTTTACCAAGCTCAATGGCTACTCTAGGGTCTGCAAGAGATTGTTGTGCAAATTGTTGCACTTGCATTTGTTGTTGTTCTTGTTGTATTTGTTCAGTGGATTTAATTAATCCTGCTGTATCAACCCCATTTGCTACTGCAAATTTCTTAATCGCATCTTCTAAATTTATATATCTACCTAAAACATCTGCACCTAAAGTTCCTGCAAGGTCAGACATAAATTGAAGTAATCTTATTCTATCTGAACTTCTTCCTAGTGCTTCCAATCCAACAATGATTTTTGGCTTTACTATATCTTTAGGCAAATCTGGTAATAGTTTTGCTTCCTTAAGCATTGATATTTTTGCTTTTAAATATGGAAGTTGAAACTCTGCTGTAAGTAAACCATAGACACCACCAAGAGCATCTTGAAGTTCATTAGCAATTAAAGATATTTCTGTAGCAGTAACTCTTTCTGCTTGTCTTTGAACTGATGAATTTAATAAAAATGCAAATTGTAATCTTTGTTCAATTTTATTTATTGTTTCTAATGAAACTCTAAAGTCAGCAAATTTACCAACTTGAAGAACACTTACATCTTGTGCATTTCCTTCAACGATTGCACCATTATTTGCTTTTGCAATAGATGAAGCTCTAGTTGAACCATTTGGAGCAACTAAGAATAAACATTTAGCTGATGCAGTAGAACCTTCTAATATAGCTCTAGTTAAACCTTCTAATGATTTTAAATCTCCTAAATATGCTTCTACTAAACCTCTACCATAATCTTGACCATCAACTCTGTTAAAACGTAAAGCAATGAATGGAAGCTCATCTAATTTGTATTCTTTTTTAAGAATTTGTTTTTTAGCAACTTCTTGAATTAAACAATATTTATCTACTTCTCTATAAATATAAGTAAATAAATTTAAGTTTTTATTTTCTTCGTCAGTTTTCTTTGTGATTTGTTTTGCAATTTCTGGTGGGAGAGAAGTTGGGCTTATACTTTCTTTAATTATAATTTTTAAAACTTCACCTTGAGGATTTCTCTTAACTACATAGTTTTCTAATCTGTAAACTCTTAACCCTTTTTCAGTTAATCTTAATAAACAATTACCGCCTACAATTAATTGTTTTAATGCTTCATAAACACTAACTCTATCTGAGGTAGCTTCAATGTTATCCATTATAGCTTTTTCAATTTGAGCTAAACCTTGTTCAATAGTTTCTTTTTGAGCTGGGTCTTGTTGTAATTTTTTGTAAACTAAATCATCTATTCCTAAACGGAAAAATGGTGATTGTGGGGGAAACAAAGCTAACATGAGCTTTGATGATAAGTTCATAACACCTCTAGAACCTACTGATTGGTATGGTGTTGGGAAGTTTGTACTTTCGTTTGAACCTTTTGGTGGGAATAAATGAGGTATTGTTAATTCTCAATTTTGGATTTTTCCGAATTGACTTTATCTGAAACAGAATATCGTTCCAAGTTAGATTAACTTGTTGGATAATTTAAACCGCTACCATCACCAGCTAAAGGTATTCTCAATGAACCTCTGCCTAATCTAGTTCTAGATTTATTAGATGCGGATTGTCCTGCTTCTGAATTTTCTCCTGCTACCTGAGGTGACATTTGTTTTTTACCTGCCACACCTTGAGTAACGATTGGTGGTGTAGGTGGTAAAGGTTCTGGTGCTGGGGGAGCTTTAGGGCTACTTGGACACATATTATTAATTCTCCTGTTGAATGTTGTATTGATTGATTAAATGGGTAACGACTGACCTTTGTCCTGATTTGTAATAAATTTCTTTTTCAGAATCTTTTAAATCGGCACATTTGTCAGGAAATAGACTATTGAGATACTTTATTAATTCTTCCTTAATAATTGGTATTTTTACCTTGTTATCCATTGACTACTCCTAAAGTGGCACTTTATTGATTTTTTACTCATTCAGTTCTCCTGCGATTGCCGAATAACCACAGGCATCAATATAATCATCATCATTATGGTTACCTGCTTTAGTTCTAGCTAATTTTAGTAAAACCATAAGAATAGCTACGTCTTTAGCTGTTAATGGGTAGTCTAAGTAAGCACTCCAAAGAGAAGCAATATTCTGGTGATTAACTTTTTTATCACCATGAGTTTTACTTCTATCGGTACTAACTAGCTTTTCTGCTGTTTGCAGTATTTGTGAAGTCTTCATATCTATAGTTCCATAGTTTAGGTTTGTTTGTTTTAAAATTATATTCACCAGCTCTTAATATTCTTGCTAGTCTTGCTTGATGGTAAGCATCATCAGGGACATATTTGTTTCTTAAAAATTCAGCTACAACAGCTTCCCATAAATCATCAATATTTTTCTTATCTAATAATACTCTAGATGCTTTAACAGCTCCTACACCAGCACAACCTTTGTAACCATCAGCTTGGTCTCCAACTAAAACCTGAGTACAAAAATTATAATCAGCTTTGTTAGCATCTACATATTCAATACTGTCGTCTATTATAAAACAATGCCAACCAGCTATTGTTCTCATGTCTTTATCACCAGATACTATGACACATTTATCTTTGTATTCTCCAGTAGCTAATAAACCAAGAACATCATCACCTTCTAAATTTTTAAACGATTGTGTTTTAAATTGAGTACCAACCCAATTTTTTAATTCGTTATAGCAAACAGGTTTTCTAATATTCTTACGATATGATTTATATGAGCTATCTAATTCTTTTCTAAAATTGTTTTTATCTGAGAAACAAATTAGAGTATCTTTAGATTTTGTAAGTTGCATATAGTATGCAATAGACTGTACCCATAATTGTTTACATAAGTTGAAATCACAATGTAATGTCCAGTCATCATTACCCCAATTAACAGGTTCTTCTTGTGAAGAAGTAATCTTGTAAGCAAGTAAGTCTCCATCAACTAACATTACTTTATTTTTGTTAGCATTAAACTCATTTAAGTTTTTCATTTTTTGTCTCCTTTAATTTCAATCATTTCAACAATGCAGGAAGTAGGTAAAACATTCCTGTCGCCATAAGCTGTAATCCTAAAATGTTCATCAACAGAATAAGAAGCAAAGGTTCTTACAAATTGTTTATTTTTAGAAAATACAAAACCTTCAATGACACAATGTTCAGGAAAAAAGTTTTCAAACTCAACTTTATCTGCCCAACCTGTATCGCCTGTTGGGTCAATAAAAACTATCTTATATCTTTTATACAGTTCTATCTCTTTCAGTTTTTTTAAGTTCATCTTTATATCCTTTGATTATTGTTTTAAGATTTTCTATTTCCTCATTCATTCTATCCATCACGTCTTCACATCTGCACTCATGCTTTACTTCTTTATTGATGTGAGATTTTTGTTTGTAAAAAAAAGATTTGTTAGTCATTACTTTTCTCCGAATTGTTTTATTTGAATGTAAAAATCTACGAGGTCTTTAGCTGGTACGACATAACCAACAGAGGTATAGGCATCTCCACCTCTTTTAAGGGGATAACCAATTACAAATTTCTTTAATAATTTTAGTGGAATACCAACGAATATTTGGTCTTTTCTTTTACCCACTTCTAAAAAGAATACCCAGTATCTAGCTTTAGATACTTCAATACCAGAAGGTTTACCTCTGCTTTCTTTCTCAATAAATACATTGGAAGTCTTCTGCCATAATCTATCTGCTTTTATCTCAACAGTTCCTTCTACTATTTTTTGAAATTCGTTTTCATACTTTTGACCAAATGCCAAATCTAAATCAAACTTGTTAGTGTGTTTCACTCCAATTACTTCCTATCTTCATTTCACCTGCTAGTGGACATCTGAAATTAAAATGTTTTCTTGTTAGTTCAAAAGTTAGAGAAGCAATAGTTTTGAATTGTTCTATCTTTTCTTTTCTAACTACAAATTGCATTTCATCATGTATGTGAAGAACCATTGCGTAGTCCTGACCAAACACGAACCCATTACGAATTAGATTGTTGTTAATAATTATTGTTCCTTGCTTAACAAGCAAAGCTCCAGCAGACTGGATAAGAGTATTTAAAACACTATACTCTGCACGACATAAAAGTTTTCTTCCATCTAAACCTTTAACGTAACCAAGATTTTTAAATTTATTTTTTGCTACATCTATTAAAGTTTTTAAAGCTGGTAATACTTCTTCAAATCTTTTCTTTATTCTCTCAGCTTCCGCAACAGAGACGTTGATAATCTCACTAATTCTTTTACTTCCAGCACCATATATGAAAGCATAAATAAAAGTTTTAGCTTGAGAACGTGAGGATAATCCGAGAGCTTGTTGATTGGCGGTATGTATATCATCTTCAAGTAATTTCTTTTGAAATTCCCCATTGTCAAAATTATGAAGGTAGTGACTAAGGACACGAAGCTCAAGCCCAGAAAAATCAATACCACACATAACCATATTGGAAGGAGCAACAAACAGCTTACGAAATTCAGCACCATATAAACTGTCTTTACTTGGTACTTGTGCAAGGTTTGGCGAGTGATGCGTACATCTTCCTGTAACTGCTCCATTGGTGATAACTTTGCCATAAATTTTATTATTCTTAGTTAGTTTTAAATATGCTTGGTCGCCTTCTGCAAGTTGAGAAATTCTTTTCTGTATTAAAAAATGTTCAGATAATATTTTAGCTTCAGGATAAGGAAGTTCATTTAATATCTTTTCATTAACTTCTACTTTACCTGTTGCGGTAAACTGTTTTGGTTTCCAACCTAATAAGACTTGAAGTCTATTAGCAATGTGTTCTCTTGAATTTGGATTGAATACTTCAGTTATATATTTTTTAACTGGTACACCTTTTTTATAACCTAAAGTTTTGTTGTCTCTCTTAGGTCTTATAGTCCTGTCAAATCTTTCCCAGTTTGGGAAAGTTAGAGCTAGTTTTTGTTCCAGCTCTAACCTTCTTTTCGTAAGGGATTGATATAGCCACTCAGAAGCGGTCACATCAAAATCTACCCCATAGTCTTCTTGTTTCTTAATCCAATAAGCAAACTTATGCTCTAATTCTATAGCTTCTTTAGAATAGTTCTGGTTCTCAATAAGTTTAAATAACTTAGCTGTAATCTCTACATCTCTCTCACAATAATCCTGCATTGCTTGAGACCATTCATCAAAAGATTCTTTATCTTTAAAATCACCTTTTAATAAACCGAACCTATAACCATAACTTTCAATAGAATGTTTACCAATAAGTTTAGGTGGAAAAGAATTTAACTTACAGTCTTGTTCAATTCTATTTGTCCAAATTAATCTGCTTAATAATAATGTATCAACTACTTCACCATTAAATTTAAAACCATAAACTTTTTCTAAAGCAGGTAAGTCAAAATATAATATGTTGTGACCAATTAAAGTTTTAGCATTTTTAATTAAGTCTAATCCTTCTTTGATATTCTTTGGATTAAATGAATATAGTTTATTTGTTTCTGTATCTTTACAAACTAAGCAATGAACTTTGCTTAATGTATCTAAGAAACCATTTGTTTCAACGTCTATAACTAATTTCATATTAATCTATTTTGTAACAACCAGTGAGAACTATTCTCTCATTATTGTAAGTTAATTTATTTTTTGTGAACTGCTCTATGGCTTCAGTACAAGACTGCTTAGGATTTATTGAAAGTGTATATGTATGTTTGCTAGTAGTTATAAAAAAAAATATTTAGATAAACTGTATTGTTTAGTTACGATGTAAACTAAAGCCATTAGAAGAATTACAAATATAATTCCTACAAAAATATTTCTAATACGTTCAGCTCTTGCAATTCTTCTTGCAACTTCATCTCTAAACTTTTGTAAAATAAAATTATCCATAATTAGTGTATTTGAGTTATTGTTATTTTATCTGTACTTGGAAGAAACTCTGCTATGCCTGTCATTGCTTTTGAAATTACTTTCTTAGCTTCAGCATCTCCACACATTATAACTGGAAAAACATTTTCATATCTAATTGCATTATAGATTGCAGTCATAATAGTTTGACAAGTTTC